CGAACTTGTTCTCCGCAAACCATCGCGGCTCCATCTCGAGAACATGTTCGCATTGACCGGCGTCCCCGGCGGGGCAAAGACCGGCACAATCATCAATGAAATTATACCGGCCACCATCCCATCTGGTCCGGTGCTCGTACTTTGCCCTACCCGTGCTCTCGCCGATAAGTACGAGAAGGAACTTAATGCACCGTCCCAAGCATCCACCATCCACACCGGACTCCGCGCACTTAAGAAGCAGAAATGGGCCTTGGTTATCATCGAGGAAGCTTTCACCCTCCCGATCGCTTACATCAATTTCATCGCCGCCGAACATCAGGTACTCATCGTCGGGGACCCGAAACAGATCCAACACGTCGATTTCTCCGGTCTCTGGCGCGGCGTCACCATGCTGGAAGCTCTTCTCCCCGCGATTCCTCGCCATCACATCACCGTAACCAAGAGGTGCCCTCAAGACATTGCAGCCCTGCCAATCATCCGCGCGGCCTATCCTGGCATTTCATCGGATTCCAAGCGCAATGCATCCATCACCCACGTTAACGCCAACTTTAAGAACGACCAGGCAGTTAACGTCTGCTTCACCCAGCTCTGCAAAAGTCAAATCGAGCAGTTCACTGGTCGGAATGCCTTCACCGTCCATGAATGCCAGGGTCAGACCTTTTCGAGTGTCATCCTTCACTATTCCGGTACCCACGCCGAAGAGGAACTGATTCGCAAAAGTCCAAACCACTTGATCGTCGGGCTCACACGTCACACCACCAACCTCTTCATCCGGGATTCCTCCCCGAACGGCGACCTGACTACCTTCATCAATGACAAGAGCCCGCTCAACATTTCTGCCGATCAGTCTAATGTGGATCTTCAAGCCGTCGACGCTGCCCCGATGCCTAAAGGAGTCACCATGGAGGCAACCGCACCAAAAGTCACGCCCTACTCCTTCTGCAAATCCGAGGTTGGCACCGCCTGCCTGGTGCTTGACAAATACTACCCCGCTGTTGCACCTCGCGAGGAAATTTCTGTCACTTCCACCCAATTGGGAACCGGGAAAGATGCTAAAGGTGTCATCAGGCTCGCTGCACTCGGTGATGAAGAGCAGTTCGAATCCAAGTCCCACAAGGTGTACAGATTTAAGGCCCCTCAACGTGTAATGGTCACCAGAGGGCATCAAAGTCACCTCCTCCTGCGCACCAATCTCGAACGGCTCACCCATTCCACCAAGAATCTGCCTGATGAAGCCTGCAAACCGCTCGCCCAAGAACTCTTTCATCGTGTCGAAGAGCACTTCAACTGGGATCTTCCACAAAACGCCCACCACCAATGTTTCCTGGAAGCCATCGAGAAAATGCAAGAGCGTGGGCACGACATCTCCAAGCTGAAGGAAATCAATTCTTGGACCGATCAATCTGTCAATCTTGTCAAATCATTCCTCAAGGCCCAGCAGAAACCGATGCTCGGTAAAGACCCGCTGGAAGCTGACAAGGCTGGGCAAGGCATCTCTGCCTGGGAAAAGACGCTCAACCTCATCATGGCACCCTGGACCCGACTCCTTGAACAAGTCCTTGTCAACCAATCCAAGGGGACCGTGCGCATTCTCTCCCAGATGTCGGACATCCAAGTCATGGCCATCCTCGAGAAAGACACCGTCGAGGGTGAACGTTACATCGACAATGACTGGACCAAGTTCGATTCCAACCAGAACAACTTGACTCGCGAGATCCTCAAGAGAGCCCTCATCCGCATTGGCTGCCCCGCGAAACTCGTTTCATACTTCTGCGAACAGCTCAAGACCCGCCGCATCTGCGCAGCCCAGTCCTCTCTTGTTGTCAATGACAAGAAAGACTCTGGCGCACCTCACACCCTTGTCGACAACTGTCTTTTCAATCTAGCGATCTGCCTAGATGTGATGACCGATTTCGACAAATTGTACATCAAGGGTGATGACTCCCTCGCCCGCGGACCCAACGTCGCATTCAATATGGAACGTCTCAACAGGTACAACAAGCAATGTGGTTTCCAATTCAAACCCAACTCTTCTGCAGTCGGCCAGTTTGTTTCCTTCCTCGTATCACCACGAGGAGTTGCCTTGGACCTCGCCCGCATCACTGCCAAGATCACCTCTCGCGCCTACAACAATAAGGAGGATTACGACAACTACGCTTCCGCTCTTGCCGGAACTCTGAAGCCGATCGACATTGACGCCGGAAACAACATGTGCATCGTCAATTCACTCTATCACTGGAACAACGCCAGAGTGACCTCTGATTTCGACGTGCTTCTCTCCTTCGTCGTTCGTTTCTCTCGTGGCGAGATCCCGTTCAACGAGCTCAC